ATGAATATGGGTGCTAAATTTAAAGCAACTAATGCTTATGATAGTGGGTTGTTGGATTAATTGACCTTAACTAATTAAGTATATTCATATATAAATAAGAAAACATGAAAAAGAAAATTCGAATTGAGCTGAGCTTAGAAGAGTTAAATGAGGTGTACTATGTATTTGCAAAAACATACCTTGATAAACCTTATAAATTGGCCAAGTACAATGTAGTAGAAAAAGTAATGGACTATGTGAGGGAAGAATTAGAAAAAGAAATAGGTGAAGGTAATAGTGAAATAATCATTCCTAAAAAATGAGAGATAAAATAGACAATATATTATATTTTTTGACATTGTGTATTGCTTTTTTTGCAATATCAATACAAGTGATATTTATAATTTTAAAACTAATATATGGAAATTAAATCTGTATTAAACGGGATTATAACAGATATCTATTCTTCCCGTAATGTAAAAGAAGCAAAAGAGTTGTTCACCAAGTTTGTTGACGCAACTAAAATTAAAGATACAGATAAAAAGAAAATGTTGACTGAGGTAGAAAATATGACTACATTGAGACAAATTCAACAGTATGCTACCAATGCTATGTTTAAGTATGAAGGTTTAGGAATTGATTAATAATTAAAATAAAGGTTATGAAATTTGAAATTACAGACCGTGTTGTTTATAAAACAACTAATTGGACAATTGAGTCTGAAGGAGATACTTATTATGTTCAATGTCAAGAAAATGATTTTGATAATAGTTGGTGTATCCGTAGTGATGAAGAAGGTGAGATTGATACTCACTCTGAGTTAGGGCAACAACTAATTGAAATGTGTGATTTTGATTGGGAAAATAGATGGTACTGAACTTTAAACCTTAAAAATAAATAGTTATGAAAGAGTATTTTGAAGCTATTGTAGACCTTATTTCACTCACTTTATTTGGTGAGCGTACTATGACAGGTGAACCTATTAACCTAGAAAAAGGTAAATTAACTAGTTTTACAACCACATATCCTGTTAATCAACCTGATGAACATGAGTGGTATAGAATGTTTAGAGTAAGTTCATTACATAATGTTCAACAAAACATTTATTTTGATAAATAAAAAATTATGGGAAGAGATTTTGTAAAAATAACTCCTGAGCAAGCCCATTATTATAAGCCTATTTTGAATGGGGATGTTTCAAAAGCAGTTGCTTATACATTAACACCCAGTAATGAACCAGGATATGAGGGTTGGGAGGATGTTACTTACTATCAAGAATCACCATTTGCTCAAGATGGTTCATTAGTACCAACTGAATTTGTTTATGTATTAGTAAACAGTTCATGTCCAGGTATGGTTAAGATAGGGATGACAGTTCGTGATGTGGATACTAGAGCAAAGGAGATTTCAGGTGCAACTGGTGTTCCAACTCCATGGGTTCCGATTTATTCATTTAAATGTTTTAATTCACATAAATTAGAACAAGAACTTCATGAACATTTAGACGCAGTTCGTGTAGCGAATAATCGTGAAATGTTTTATATGAAATCAATTGATGCTATTCGAATTATGGAAAAATTAGGAGAAAAATACTCTGTCCCTAACCTCAACTCTTAATCTATCTTAAAAATAAAAGTTATGTTAAATAGAATTTTTCAAGTACGTGTTGGTACTTCTTTTGGGAGTGGAAATAATGGTGTTGAATGGACTGTGGCTAACTATTGGGGTGGTAGTAACCATTATTTTATTAATGCTACAATTAGTAAGGAAATTCAAGACCTGTTTAAATTAATTCTTACATCACCTCAAAACACACCTAATAAAGGAGATATTATTTATGCTTCTAAAGCAAGTGAAATACCACGATTCAAACTTAAAGAATATATTAAAGATAAAGGATTGAAAAAAACATCTCGTTATAACCACTCAAATTATATTATTGTTAATAAGGGTTATATCATGTTATTGATCCAAGCATTTAAATTTGGTGATTACCGTTTTGTTAAAGAAGATTTTGTTAAAGCTAATATTAAAAAATGGACTAAAGATAGACAATATATATCTAGTATGATAGAAGAAGATACAGATATGAATTCAATAGCCATGATTGATGAATATACAATTAGAGATATTCATAAAAATCTAACTAAATATCCAGCCGAAATACAAAAATATGAAGATAATACTTATCAAGTAAAAGGTACATTTATTGATTTATATCGTAATGATCGTTTAAAGAATTTATTGACTATATTTTATGAGTTAAAAAATGATATTAAATCAGGTAAAATTAAAATTACATTTGATGAAGATTTATTTGTTGAGTTGAATAAGGAGGGAATTGAGTTGGATGAGGAATATTTGAAAACACTTCGTGATATGTTGTTTAGTAAAGATACAGCCAACATTAAATTAGGATTTGAAATGATGTCTAATTTAGTTATGAGTCAACCAACAATATTATCAATATCATTTCTACTAAATGAACTAATACATACAACTAATTTTAGACCTAGTTATTATACTAATTCAAATACCAACTTAAAAAGTCTATTTAAACTACTAAGAACTAAAGGCATATATTGGGAACGTGATTGGAAAACATTTGGTACTGGGTTGAGAAATAACTTTAAAGTGGGTAAAGAGGGTGGTATTGTTAAGAAGTTCTTATTGGATAATATTAACCGTGAGTTTAAAATAAGTAACTCAGCAGCTGAATCATTAGTTGATATTGTTTTTACGACCGAGGCTAAGTAAGTAAATTAATTAAAAATAAATTATATGATAGATAATATACATGCCGACATTGCCAAACACTCAAAAACATTAATGTTTAAGGAACCGTTTTATGGTTTATTTTTGATTAGTTTGAATAAAGAATTAAATGATGCTGTCTCAACCGCTTGTGTAGCTAAAGATGGTATTAACACTAAATTAGTTATTAGTCCTAAGTTTTGGGAAACAATAAGTGATAATTGTAAAGTAGCAGTTTTGAAACATGAACTATTACATATTGCATTTAAACACTTACAAATGTATGATTCATATTTAGAAAAGGAGTTATTGAATATAGCTGCTGATTTGGAAATTAATCAATACATTGAAGATTCTTATAAAGATGAAACATGGGAAGGATTAGAAATTACTAATGCACCTTGGAATACTTTTAATTTGCCTATTAAAGCAGGTACTAGAAAGTATTATGAGTTAATTCAACAGGAAATACAAAATAATCCAGATGGTGATGTTGCTAAGTTTGTTCAAGCAATGAAAGGTGCTAATGGTGATGGTGAGTCAAGAACTATCACATTAGGTGATGGTACTCAAGTTGAAGTAAAAGCATCTCATGAGTTTTGGAAACAATATGAGAACATGGATGAGGCAGAAAAGAAATTGATGGAAAAACAAATTGAACATCAACTTAAAGACACTGCTGAACAAGTACTAAAACAAAGAGGTATTATACCTGGTGAGTTAAAAGAATTAATTGATAGTTTATATGTTAGTGAAGAGCCAGTTATTGATTGGAGAGCATATCTAAGACGTTTTAATGGTATGGCTAGTAAAGTGTTCACTAAGAAAACAAGACGTAAACCAAATAAACGTTTCTATGGTAATCCTGCCCTTAAAATTAAACAACGTAAAAATACACTTGTAGCTGTTGACACATCAGGATCAGTTAGTAAAGACGATTTAAAGGAGTTTTTAAGTGAAATTCATCATATATGGAAAACAGGTACTGAAGTGACTGTTATTGAATGTGATGCTACAATTGGACGTGTCTATGAGTATAAAGGTAAAGCTGAAGAGGCTAAAGAAGTAACTGGCCGTGGAGGTACTAGTTATGAACCAGTGATGAGATATCTTTTACAACATAAAGATAAATTTCAGAACTTAATTTACTTAACTGATGGTGAATGTAGTATTGAACAAACACAACCATGTAAACCTGTTTTATGGGTTCATTGTTCAGGAAGACATATTAATAATGAGTTACCAGGTGCTAAAGTACAAATTGTATGACCTTAATTATTGAGTTAAATTATAATATAAAATAAATAACAATGGTTAAAACATCAACAACAAAAAAAGCAAATGCTAAAGTAGCAGTAAATGTTAAGGAACTAAAAGATTTCCTTAAACACATTATTGATAACAACCGTTATCTACAAGAAAACAATAAACAACCAGTTAGTATTGAGGTTGTAGGTGATTCAGGTATTGGTAAAACATCATCTATTCTTCAGTTGGCTAATGAGTTGAATTTGAACTTTGTTAAATTGAACCTTGCACAGATTGAAGAAATAGGAGACTTGGTTGGTTTTCCAATTCGTCAGTTTGAAATGACTGATAATAAAGAACGAGTATGGGTAGATGAGAATGCTGTTGAGGACTATCGTAAGGAAGGTTTTGCAACAACAGGTTTAAACCGTATGAGTTATTGTCCACCAGAATGGATTAGTGGTAAAGAAAATGGTGGTATTCTATTATTGGATGACTGGAATCGTGCTGATATGAGGTTCATTCAAGCTGTAATGGAGCTAATTGATCGTCAACAATATATTAGTTGGAAGTTACCTCAGGATTGGCATATTGTATTAACAAGTAATCCTGATAATGGAGATTATTTAGTTAATAGTATTGACAATGCTCAGAAAACAAGATTCATCACAGTTGACTTAAAATTTGATCTTAAATGTTGGGGTAAGTGGGCTGAAGAAAATCGTTTGGATGGTAGATGTATTAACTTTTTATTGATGCATCCAGAGTTAGTTACTAAGGAAACTAACAGTAGAAGTGTTAGTATGTTCTTTAATAGTATTAGTTCACTTAAATCATTTGAGGATTCATTACCATTAATTCAAATGATTGGAGAGGGTTCAGTTGGTAGTGAGTTTAGTACTTTATTTACTATGTTCATTAATAATAAATTGGATAAGATGATTTCACCAGAAAACATCATAGGCCAAGATGAACAGTATGTTATGAACACACTTAAGAGCCTAGTTGGTAAAGACAAAGCATACCGCGCAGATATTGCCGCTACATTAAGTACAAGGGTTGCTAACTATTTAGAGTATTTTGCAAAAGAAAATACAGTTGAAAAACCAATTATTGAACGTATTGGTAAGATTGTAACCGAGAAAATATTTGCAACTGACGTTTGTTATAATATGATTAAGTCAATTTACAACAGTAATCCAGGCAAATTTAAGTTGATGATGTTAAATAAAGAACTTGTTAAATATATAACTAAATAATCATGAAATTCAAATTAACAGAAACAGCTGCATTAGAACTTGAACGTCTTAATGATCTATATGGAGATGAAAATTCTCCCGAATATGATTATTGGGATAAAATGTCTGAACAAGAAGTATTAATAACAGACGCTGGATTATATGTTGATGGAGCTTATGAGGAAAATAAGTTTGATGATTTGAATGAATGGTGCACAATTGTGGGTCCTATGGAATATCAACAAACATATCTTAATACACATCCTAATGCTGTTAGAGAAAAAATTGATAAAATGTTAAGAAATGGAATTATTGAAATTACCAAATAATGTTGGTGTTAGTTAGCCTGAGGGGTGGGCGTGAGCTCATCCCTCTTATATATTTATATACACACATTAAGAAAAATTTGGCTCCCCAAGGAATTTTCCATATTTTTTTAGAACACTAGTAAATAATTTATGAGTAATAATGGAGAAATAGGAGTTAGGTTATTGACATTAAGTGACTGTGATTATTGCACTTGGTTAAAGAGTGAGCTAGACAGTTGCGGAATAACCTATACTAATATTAATGCTCATCAATTTTCTGATTTTGCTGATCAAATTGAGGATAAGTTTAAAACAGAAACATATCCAATTGTGTTTATTGATTTAGGAGATAAAGTAATCACTATTGTCCCTGAGACAAAGTTGGAAACATCAGATATTTTACGTACATTTGATACTATACCTGAATTAGTAAATATTATAAAAGAATATATATGAGATATAAACAACCAGTAGAACAAAAATTGGATCAACTTGAAAATATGCTTATTGGTTTTCAAGCTCAATTTTCTAATCCTAGTTTTACAATTATGACAGCCAAAGATATGGTTAGTCAAATGAAAGATAAAATAGAAGAAATTCGCACTTTAATCAACTCAGAAACTGAATAATAATAAGTCATGTTAACTCCAGAACAAATCAAATCTAATTGGGATAAGTTCCTAAACACTATTGACACTTACATCTCAGGTGAACGAGGTGAAAAACTTAAACAGTTCTATCTTAAGTATGAAGAGCGTTTTGTTATGATGCCTGCTTCTCACAAGTCACAATATCACAACTGTTTTCCAGGTGGTTATATTGACCATGTGAATCGAGTTGTAGACGCTGCTCTTAAAATAGATGCTGTATGGCGTGAGTTTGGAATGGTAGACACTTATACAACCGAGGAATTAGTATTCTCAGCTCTTAATCATGACTTAGGTAAGTTTGGAGATGAACAGAACGCTTCATACATTGAACAAACAGACCAATGGAGACGAGATAAGTTGAATGAAACTTATATGTTTAATGATAGACTAGAATACATGACTGTACCTGATCGTGGTTTATACTTACTAATGACCAATGGTATTGAATATACTAAAAATGAATTATTAGCTATCAGAACACATGATGGTTTATATGAAGAGTCAAATAAAGCCTACTTAATGGGTTTTACACCTGAAACTAAACCTCGAACCTCTATTATGTATGTAGTTCATCAAGCGGATTTGTTAGCCGCCAGAATTGAATTTGAGAAGGAGTGGTTACCTAAACTAATTGGACCACGTCAATCAACCCCTAACCAACCTAAAAAAGACAATTTTAAATTAAATAAAAATAATTCGGCTGTTAAACAGAAGGCCCTTAAAACAATGGTTAATCCAGCTTTAGCCGACATAATGAAAAATATATGATACTAGGAATTATTTCAATCGTACTTTGGGTACTCACAATATTTGGGTACATTATTTGGAACTTAAATACTAAAGTGATTAAATTAGAGCAAATTGCTGCTAAACAAAAAATTATTATTGATAGTGTGTCCTCTATAGTTGAGGAATCAAATAAACAACTTGCTCAAGTTGAATTAACAGAAGCATTTAAATCAGATGATCAAATTGGTTTCTTCTTCCGTAATTTACAAAATATTCAAGACTCATTAAACCACTATTTAAGAAGCTAAGATGAGTGAAGAGGTATTATTAACCAAGAAGGGGACTGTCCGTAAACGCAAACCAAAACAATCAATTAATTATTTCACTCAGGAAACTGAGAATGCTATCATTGAATATTTGAAATTAAGAAGTCCTAAGAAACGAAATAAACTTTTTAACGAAAAAATTAATTATGCCTTTCATAAACTGGCTGAAAATATCATTCATACTTTTAAGTTTTACTATACAGAGGTGGATACAATCCCTGAACTCCAACATGAGGTTGTCGCCTTTCTTCTTGAAAAGTTACACTTATATGATCAAAGTAAAGGAAAGGCTTATTCTTACTTTGGTACTATTGCTAAACGCTATCTTATTCTATATAATAATGCAAATTATAAGAAGCTAAAAGATAAAGCACCTGTTGAAGCTGTTGATGAAGACAAATCAATTTTAATTGACTTAGTAAATATTAGTGAGGCAAGCCACAATATTGAACCTGTCTCATTTTTAAAACAATTCACTAAATATATTGACCATAATATATTCATTTTATTTCCTAAACAACGTGATGCTCAAATAGCTGATGCTATTGTTGAGTTATTCCGTAAAAGTGAAAATATTGATATTTTTAATAAAAAGGCCTTATACATCTATATTAAGGAAATGACTGAGGCATCAACACCTCAAATTACTAAAATAATTAAACGCCTAAAAGTAATATATATTCGTAAGTATAATGAGTTTTATGAACATGGACGTATTACTATGGCATTATAACTCTTTGCATCTTCCATATTTATATTAAATAGGAACGATGGATTTTAATCAAGTTATATTTAAGGACAAAACCTTTTCAAGTCTTCTTGAAGATATATACAAGAACGCTAACCGTAAAGAAAAGGAAATTAAATCATTAATTGACCAGCTCAAACCAATGATTCAAGAGCCAGGTGATGCTATGATGCTTGTTCCATTACTTAAAGAATATATGGAAATCGCTGTTAAGAACGATGAGGCCTTAATCAAAATGGCTGGTATTGTTCAACGTGCTATGTCTAATACAACAGGTGAAGGTGATGGAAGTGTATTAAGTGAACGTGATAAAGAATTATTATTCCAAGAAATTAGTGGTGTTAAAATTGAAGAACCAAAACAATTAAGTAATGGGTAAAGAAAATAGTATAAAAACAGGTACTATTGTTAAAACACCTAGAAGTTTAAGTACCAATACATCAATTAATATTGGTAATACCTCTAGTCTGTTACCAAGTTCAACTTATCAATTTGGAGTAGTGACAGCTGTCAATCCTATCACTAAGGAAATTATATGTAATGCTATTGAGGATAATATGAGTAGTCAAAAATCTATACCTGCTATTCCATTATATAAAAATAAAATACAATTACCAAATACAGGATCTATAGTTCCGTTATTAAGAGGACCAAATACAAATGTTGGAATTCTTAGTCATGAATATGATAAAACTACTTATTATTTAGATCCAATAGGTATTTGGCAAACTGTGGATAATAACACAATTGTGAGAACAGTTTCATTATCTCCACCAACTAATGAGGTAAATGTGAATAAATTAAGTATTAAAGGAGCTGAAATAGGAATACCTAATAACTCTCCAGAGCTAGATAAAACAACAGTTAACGCTACTCAAAGACCATTACCATCACCACCACCATCACCATCATTAAATGTAGCTCCATCTCCTTCAGTTGCTGCTGCTTCACCTCCTTCTTCTAATTTTACTTTTAGAATTAGTTTAAATTATGAAACTTGGATAGCAGATATATATAATAATAATGTTTTAATAGGTACTAAACAATATGTTTTTATTAATTTTACTGAGGCAAGTATAAGAGAATTATTAACACAAGAGGCTAAATATTTTGGATTTTTTATTAATAATAACTTCTATCCTCCCCAACCTAATATAGTATAACATGGCAAGTAATTATTTTGCTAATCAAAATCCAAACGATATAGCTATCCAATCTGAGGATGGTGGGGGAATGATTTTTACAAAACAAGGTAAATTTTTATTTGGAGCTAAACTACCAGAAATTAATGAACAATTAAATGAAGAATTTTATCAAGGTAATGTAGATGTTAATCCAAACACTAACTCTTCATTTATTGGTATAATGAATGCTCAAAGTGAGCCTATTGATGTTGATATACCTAGTATTAATCAATATTCTCTTTTTACACCTCCAGAAAATGTAATTATAGAGCCTAATCCTCCTAAAGATGATTGCGCTAATGAGTTTAATGATGCTGCTACTGTTTTATTAACATGGGAAAATGATAATACATCTAAGGGAGATTACAACATAGCCAAAAATAGAAAAGATGATCCAGCAGTTTATAATGGCTTATGGGCTGCTTATGGAGCTAATGATTCTTCAATTCAAAATGGACAAATTGATGAAGCTAAAAAATATTTTTTAGATAATTTTTGGAATACAAATAATAAAAATACAAGAGATTTTAGTATAACATCTGATGCTGGTTCAAATAAAGATAATCCAAAATTACTAATAAAAAATCTACCCCCAGGTTTACGTATTATGGCTGCCCAATTCAATTATAATGCTAAACAATGGTGGACTAGAATATTAGCTACTGTTGGTGAAGATTGGTTAAAAGGTGGTATAGGTGTACCTTATAGATTAACAGCTAATTTAAGCTCAACATCAGTAGATTCATATGAGTATTTATTAATTGATGGTGTTACTAAAAGTGGAAAATATGTTTATAATCCATATAAAATACCTCCAGACCCAAATAAAGAATTCACACTTAAAGGAGATCAACGTATTCAACTTTTTGTAGATCAATATGATCAAATTATAGATTTATATAATAATGATAAAACTAAATTTTTATCATCATTAAAAGATGAAACTATTAGATATTATATAGCATTAGACGGATCTAATACTGCTTTACTTAATTTCCATAAAAAATATGTAGAAAAAGCTTATGATTTAGCTTTAAAATATATAGATTGTCCTTTTGACAATCAAATGTCTGCTACTACTGTTTTACCTGATCCTAATAAATCAACTGGATCAACTCAACCTCAACCTACTCCTCCTGTCTCATTAACAGCTCAAGAAATAGAAGAAGGTATTTATGAGGCTAATTTCTTACCAGCTAGTGAAGATGAAGGAGCTCAATTACTTGATGAAATTCTAGTCCAAAATCCAGATGATGTTAGGCAAAATCCTCCAACAACATGGTCTCCATCTGTTATTAATTCAGGAACAGCAAAGACTGAAGTTAATGGAATTAAAAAAAGTAATAATGGTAAAATACCTAAAGATGGGGCTGGATTTAAAAAATATGGATCATTATTTAAATTAGTTCAAATTACTGATGTAAAAGATAATTTAGGTAATCAAGTTTATTACCCAACAGCTCTATTTAATCAGGGAGATCCTACATGGGGACCACTTAATGATGGAAAATATACTTTAAGAGCAGCAGGATGTGCTTATGTTAGTTTTTGTATGTTAATTACTCATCATAAAAATAATGCTGGATATACTCCTGAGTGGATGTGGGAGCATGCTTCAAAAAGTGTTGAAACTAAATGGAATACTTTAGCTAAAGCCGCTGGATTATCCGCCGCTAGAGAATTAGGAACCATGGATACAATTGATGAAATATTAAAAACAAAACCAGTAGAATTTGAGTGGGTTAAATCAAAAGCTATAAGAAACAGATATAAAGGAGAGTCATACGCTGCTGATAAACAACATTGGATGGTTATAGTTGGTAAAAATACAGATGGAACTTATACTATATTTGATCCTAATGGTGCTAAAATAAGAAGTAATGTCACTGCTTCTTCTATTAAAGCCGGATTAAATAATATAGTTTATATAAAATAATATAAATGGCAACTAATGACATAAAAACATATAGTGGTGAACAAGTAGTAATATCATCAGGACGTTTAGTTTTTAACTCACGTAGTAATGATACTTATGTTAATGCTAGCCGTTATATTAACTTATCAGCAGGTGATAAAATAACACTTGATGTTGGACCTGTAGATAGTGATAATGAAGAAAATATGTTTTTAGTTAATGCTCCTAAAATGCAATTGGGTTTAGAAAGATATGGTGTTGTAGAGCCAATAACTAAAGCTGATGAATTAGAAAATGTGTTAACTGATTTAATAGAAGCTATATCAACTTATAGTGATATGGTTCAAACAGCAGCTATTGTTCCTGGCCCACTTATGTCCGCTATGTTAATACCCGCTACTTCATTTTTAAAAGGTAGATTACAACAAGTGAAATTTGATATGGTTAATTTTAAGTCAACTAAATCATTTACAATATAATGAATGTTAATCAACCAAATATAACAAATAATGCTTTCACAGCTGCATCAGGCTCAGCTGGTAATGTACAACAAAATCTTGAGAATAATAAAAGTAAAGTTAATCAAATATCTCAAGAACAAAAGGAAAAATTTGAAAATGCTAAAAAAGTATTAGAAAATAAACAACAATTTATTCAAGATCAAGCTAATATAGATCCATCCACAGCTAAAACAGCTATTATAGGATTAGTATTACCTTTACTGACTAAGTTTATTAACACTGAAAAAATAGCTAGTTCTATTATTAATAAATTGATAAGAACAACTAAAAAAAGACTTAAAGATAAAGGTCGTGTTGAGGTGAATGGAGGATCAATTGTTTTTTATCCTAAAAATCCTGGTGATTATTCTCGTTTTAAAAAAGACTTTGATAATAAGATAGCTAATTTAAAGAAAACTGTTAAAATACTTAAAACAATTATTGATTCTTTAGTTACTATACTTAAAATACTTAAAGTAGCTTTAATAGCTCTTAAATTACAATTACAAATAAAAAAGAAAAAATTACTAGCTATAGCAGCATCATCAGGACCAGATTTAAATAGTCCATCTCCAGTTAAACCAATAGCAGCTCAGTATCCACTTAATAAAGAAATTAATGACCAAGTCACTAAAGAATTAGAGGATAAAATCAATAATTATATTTTAATGATAACTGTAATTCAATCAATATTACAGATATTTCAAAAAATGATTAACTCATTAAAAATTAAAATTGAATTATTAAGTTTTACAATTAATCAAAATCCAGTAACTAGTAATAATACATCTTTAAATCCTAATGAGATAGATGATGCTGGACCAACTGAATATAGTGATGGAATACGTAATTATATTATAGAGGTAATCACAACCCCTGCTGGAGATTTACAAGCAGTCGCTTATGATACTTTTAGTAAATTAAAAATAACACAAACAGCTCCTAGTAAAATACGTAAAGCTGAGGAATTAATTAATGAACTTAAACAAATATTAGGATAATAAAATATTTATAGACATGAAAGCCGATACATTTATAAAATTATTACGCAAGGTTATACGCGAAGAGGTACAAGCTGTTGTAAGGGAAGAGCTTGGAATATTGCTTGAGGCACCAGACCCTAAGCCAGTGGTGGCAGAGGCCAAAAAAACTACTGTGAAAAATTCCATGGTTGAATCTATAAAACCTGCCAAACCTACACAGCCTGTTAAATCAACTGTGTTCACTAGCGATAATGTTTTGAACGAGATTTTAAACCAAACAGCCCAATCAGGTGAATGGCGCTCAGTAGCCGAGATGACTTCAGGTAACGCCATAGGCTTTGGAGGTGCTCAACCAGTTGTAGTTGATAGTGTTGATGCTATGTTAGCTAATACTAGACCAGCTGGAGACATTAATGCTGTTAGGATTGATGTTGTACCTGATTTTAGTGCGTTAATGGGAAAATTAAAACAAGACGGTAAAATCTAATGTTAAGAAGACCAACATATACTCTTAATCCTTTAGACGTCGGACAAAAACGAGGTATTGGAATTAGTATCTTATTTAATAATGATACTAGTGTTTTTAATACTACAACAACAACTAAAGAACAAGTTAAATCTAACTTAGTTAATTATATATTAACAGATAAAGGTGAGCGTTTTTTTGATCCAACATTTGGTGGGAATTTAAGGGCTTCTTTATTTGAACCAGACACAACTTTTGATTCTATAGCCGCTAGATTAGAACAAGAAATATATGCTTATGTACCTAATATTATTATTAGAAACATAACTGTTAAAAAATTTTCTGATCAAAATGTAGTGAATATAGTTTTAGATTATTCAATAAATAATCAAGATGATAACCTAGTAATAAATGTTTCAACTCAAGATCTAACTCAATAATAAATGGCAAACGTACCTGATATAAAATATTATGATAAAGATTTTAGTACCTTAAAACAGGACTTAATCAATTATGCTAGAACTTACTTCCAGAACAGTTATATGGATTTCAGTCCATCTGCTCCTGGTAATATGTTCATTGAAATGGCTGCTTATGTAGGAGATATTTTATCATTTTACACTGACACTCAGTTACAAGAAACATTATTATTATACGCTCAAGAAAGAAAAAATATTATTGCTCTAGCTTATGCTTTAGGTTATAGACCTAAAATAACAACAGCGTCTTCAGCTGTATTGAGTGTTTATCAATTAGTACCATCTGATGGAGCTCCAAACTACAACCCAGATTGGCGTTATACATTACGAGTTGAAAAAAATGCCTCTGTTAAATCTATATCAAATCCAGGTATAACATTTATTACTCAAGATGTAGTTGATTTCTCTTTCTCATCTTCATTTGATCCAACTGATATTACTGTGTATCAATACTATACAGGAACTAATAATGTTCAATATTATTTACTTAAAAAACAAGTAGAAGCAATATCAGGACAAATCAAAACAACTCAATTTTCATTTACAACTCCAGAACAGTTTCCAACTGTGACAATTAGTGATTCAAATATTATTGAAGTAGTTCAAGTAATAGATAGTGATGATAATACATGGTACGAAGTACCTTATTTAGCTCAAGATACAATATTTGATGAGTCACTTAATTTACCTATAAATGAACCTAATTATTATAGTGATGATAGTGCTCGTTTCTTATTACGCACTAAAAAAGTAGATAGACGTTTTGTTACTCGTTTTGATGATGATAATAATTTAACTTTAGAATTTGGTAGTGGTGTAACATCATCCCCAGATGAAGTTATTATTCCAAATCCTGATAATGTTGGTTTAGGAATAGTAGATGGTATTGATAAAATGTTTATGTCTTATGATCCATCTAACTTCCAATATACAAATCAATATGGTGTCGCCCCTTCAAATACTACTTTAACAGTTCAGTATTTAGTAGGTGGAGGTATTGAAGCTAACTTACCAACAGATGATATTGGTTTAACAGATATTGTTGTAACATCTATTGACACATATAACTTAAATCAATCAATAGTTAATGTAGTGTCAGGTTCTATTAGATTCAATAATGATCAACCATCATCAGGTGGTGGACCAGGTGAATCAACAGAACAAATTCGTTTACAAGCATTAGCTAATTTTCCAACTCAAAATAGAAATGTTACTAAAGCTGACTATTTAGTTCGTACTTTATCTATGCCTGCTAAGTTTGGTTATATAAGTAAAGCTTATGTGACACAAGATTATTTAGTAGCCAATGATACTGATAAACAGAATTTTATAAATAATAACCCATTAGCTTTATCAGTTTATGTTCTATCAACTAATATTGATGGTAAATTAACTAGAGCGTCTAATGTTGTTAAACAAAACTTAAAAACATACTTATCATATAATAAAATGATGAGTGATGCTGTTTTAATTAAAGATGCTTATTATGTTAATATTAAAATTAACTTTGACATCTCAGTTTTACCAGCTTATAATTCACAAGAAGTATTAACTAAATGTATTAACATATTAAAAGATTATTTTGATACTTCTAAATGGCAAATTAACCAACCAATTATATTATCAGACATTTATAATACTATTGGCGCTGTTAAAGGAGTACAATCTGTATTAGATGTTGATGTAGAAAATTTATCAGGAGGTAATTACTCTCCTTATTCATATAATATAGTTTCCGCTACAAAACAAGGTGTTATTTATCCTTCACTTGATCCATGTATATTTGAAGTAAGATATCCTAACACTGATATTTATGGTAAAGTAACAACTTATTAAACTAAAAAATATGGACTTAAGCAAATTAAAAGGACACATACCAGAATCAGTAATTACTCAGATTCCTGAAGTAATGGAAAAATTTAAAATTGATACAGCTACTAAGTTAGCTCATTTCTTAGCCCAATGTGGACATGAATCAGGTGGTTTTAGAGTTGTAAATGAAAATTTAAATTATAGTGCTAAAGGATTACAAGGTATATTTAAAAAATATTTTCCTACCCCTGTATTAGCTGAACAATATCAACGTAAACCAGAAAAAATCGCTAATCGTGTTTATGGTGGTCGTATGGGAAATGGTGATGAAGCATCAGGTGATGGCTTTAAATTCCGTGGCCGTGGCTATATTCAATTAACTGGTAAAGATAATTATACAGCTTTTGGCAAAGCAATTGGTGTTGATATTTGTACTACTCCAGATTTAGTAGCTACAAAATATCCATTATTATCAGCCGCTTGGTTCTTTAGCAAGAACTGTTTAAAAAGATGTGCTGATGCTTCTGACGCAACTGTATTATCTGTTACTAAATGTGTTAATGGAGGTACAATTGGTTTAGCTGATCGCCAGAAACACTTTAAGGAATACTACGACTTATTGAAGTAATTTCTATACTTAGCCCATATTTATACTAGAATAATACTATTATAAATGGGTGTTTACAAAATATTTCCATCAAAAGATACTACAATCTACACAGATTATAGTGATCTAAACGCAGGATTAGACTCCATATTGGATTTGTCTAAAAATGCTCCTTATCTATATGACTCGTCATCAACAAGTCGTGTTTTAATTCAATTTGATAATGCTGATATATCTGATGCTATTTCAAAATCAGGTAATAGTTATACAGCATCTTTGAAATTATACAACGCTAATATTGAAAGTATTCCAACTCAATTCTCATTAATTTTTAATCCAATTTATCAGAATTGGGATATGGGTACAGGACGTTTTAATAATGTCCCTGAATCTACAGATGGAGCAGGATGGAAATATGCTGGCGCTAATCAAACTAACGTTTGGTCATCATCTGGTTTTCCAGCTGGTGTGACTGGATCTTATTTTGCTGATAGTATTGGTGGTGCTAACTGGTATACATCTTCAGCTGTTACTCAATCTTTTGATTATTTTTCAACCAAAGATATCAATGTTAATGTAACACCATTTGTTCAAAATTGGTATAGTAGTACTATTCCTAACTATGGATTTGTGATTAGAACATCAGGTTCATTAGAATTTAATCCAAATTATATTTACACATTTAATTTCTTTTCAAGAGATACTAACACAATTTATCCTCCTTGTTTGGAGTTTAAATGGGATGATAGTACATTTAATACTGGATCAACCCCATTTATACCTAATGAAGAAATTAATATAGCTATTGGTAATAATAAGAATATATTTTATGATACTGAGTATGTGAAATTTAGAGTATATGCTAGAGAAAAATATCCTCAACGTGTGTATGCTACTTCTACTCTTTATAAATATAATAAATTACTACCAACTGCTTCTTACTATTCAATTATAGATTTACAATCAAATCTTAAAGTAATTGATTTTGATGATGTAGCTACTAAATTAAGCGCTGATGTGACTAGTAGTTATTTTAGACTATATATGAATGGTTTAGAACCAGACCGTTATTATAAAATACAAGTTAAATCTGTTATTGATGGTGGTACTTATATTTTTGATGATGATTATTACTTTAAAATTTCACAAACAGTTGAATAATGGCTGAACAAGTTAATATACAAAAACGTATTTATTCTAGAGGCCAATTTGAAAATGTTATTAACACCCAATTTTCTCAACTAGCCCAATCTAGAAATGACCAACCAGCTGAGGCAGAGACAAGTGTGACTGATTTTTTTGAATTATACGATACTTTATTTTACGATATTCCTCTTTCTGGTTCAGATAATTCTCATTTAGGATTATCAACTAGAAGTTTAGAATACTTAGGTGTATCTTTAGAAGACTTAACAACAGAAATTTCTAACTTAAGACAAGAAAATATTGATTTAAAAAATCAAATTTTATTAGCTTCTCAAATTGACACAGGATCATTAATATGAGTATAAGAATAAATAGTATACCAACTACTAACAATATACTAACTGGGTCCGCGGTTCCATTAGTTGTGACAAGAGACATGGTTCGTAACTTTGGTAGTCCTGAGGATTATGTTGAAATGCATTTATCAGATCCATCTGGTAAAATAATTTACTCTATTGTTCCTTTTAAAAACTATTCAGTTCCTGGTATTTTTCAACCATCAGTTGACCCAGTTACTATTCAGGAATTAGTTTTTAGCCCTGAACAAGACTTAGCTAATCTTAATATATTATTTGGTGATTATAGAATAACTTATAATATTTTAAGACCTGTTATAGTTAAAGATTTTAGTCCAAGTTTATTTATTAAAGAAATTTCTGGTAATAGAACTGAAATTAGATTATCTACCAATAATATATCTAATAATAATATTATTAGTAACACTGATGAGTTTATTAGAAATTTTCAATCAACTCCTTACTTTAAAGAATTTTATTTAAACTTTGGTAAAAATCAATTAATACCAGCTATTAATATAGCATTAGATTTAGGTCCATCTTCTATCACAACAATTAATAATGTAGGAACATCAGCTTTATCAGGTGCTCCAACTGTATTAATTAAACTATTAAATCCATTACCTATAAAATATAAGGTAAATGATTTATTATCTGTAGTTGATAAGATAGCTAACCCACAATTATTTAGTGCTGAAATAACACCTGATATAATTCCAGCTACTTTCCCTACTTTACGCGGAGCTAATTTTGATTTAGATTTAGATAATTTAAGAGTAGGACCTACACCATATTATAATTTTAATCAAATTACTAGTTCACAAGCTGCTTTTGGACCATTACAACAATTACTTGGTCAATTAAGCGCTTCTAACTTTGCTATTAATATTGATTATGCTAATTTTGAATATACAGATTGGGTTCATTTCTCTTCTGCTGCTCGTAGATTAGAAGGATTTCAATACAAACTAGATACTATAGAAGTGAATACAGAAGCTAGTGCTTCTGCTTCAGTTAGTACTTCTCCAACAGCTCAATTAGATGCCCAAGCTTATCAAAATAAAATAAACTCAACTATTCAAAGTTTTGATGGTTGGGAACAATATCTTTATTATGAAAGTGGATCATATTCTTGGCCAAAACAAAATTCAACTAAACCATATATAAACTATTCAGTATCATCTTCCCAAGCCCAAGTTTGGTATAGTGGTAGTTACGATTCAGCTTCATTATATGATGATAATAACCAGAATTATATGCTTTATGCTATGCCTGGTTATATAACTGAGAATACTGACAATGAGTTAGTATTTAAATTTGTAGCTTCAATTGGACAAATGTTTGATGATATTTGGATCCATATTAAAGCTATAACTGACTTATATCAAGCTAAAAATGCTTTAGACCAAGGTATATCTAAAGACTTAGTATACTTCGCTTTACAGTCAATGGGTATTGATGTTTATACTGATGAAGATGGAGCTAATGTATTTAGATATCTATATGGTATTAGTTCTGATGGTAGTTACTTACCAATGACTGGTTCATATGATACTCTAATTAGTGCTTCTAATTATCAATTATCAGGACAAGATCAACAAAAAGGAGTTTATAAACGTTTATATCATAATTTACCTTTATTACTTAAAGCTAAAGGTACAACTCGTTTTATTCAATACTTAAATACTGTGTTTGGTATTCCTGAGACAATAATGGGATACTTAGAATATGGTGGTGTTGATAAAGTAACATCTTCATTTGAATATGAATATGATAGATTTGCTTATACTTTACAAGTATCTGGTTCAAACACAGTTAGTGTTCCTTGGACTTATACTTCACAAAGTGCTGTTAGAACAACTTATACAGACATAGCTCCTAATGGTATTGAATTTAGATTTAAATCATTTATAACAGCATCAAATTTATTATCATCAAGTTTTGCTACACAATCATTATTTTATAGTGGTTCTAATATTCAATTTAATGTATTATATGCTAACACAGCATCTAATGATTCAATATATTCAGGCAGTACAGGTGATTTTGGATATTTCCAATTTAAATTAGGTGGATTATCAATCACATCATCTACTATACCTGTTTATCATACTGGATCAGATAATGACACTGATTGGTATAGTGTATTAATACAAAGAACAAACCCTGATTTAAGAATAGGACAAACAAGTACTTCTCAAACATATACTTTTTATGTTAAAAATAATGTTTGGGGAGATGTTGGACACCAAACAAGTGCTAGTTTAACTACATCAACTGCCGCTTCTAACTCATTATGGTATAGTCAAGGCACAATGACATTTGGAGGTGGTTCTTATCCATTCTCAGGTTCATTACAAGATGTTAGATTATGGTCTAATTACTTATCAGAATCAGCTTTTGATTCTCATGTACTGAATCCTGAATCAATTGAAGGTAATTTTTACACATCTTCATTTGGTGATTTAGCTGCTAGATTTTCTTTAGGTAGTAATTTATACACATATAATCATAGTTTAACAGCTAGTGTCGCTTCTGTAGCTCCTGATCAATCAATTCAGCAGTGGACAGCTTCATTCTCTAATTTTACTAACACAGTTAATTATGAATCATTTACTGAAACATACTATGCTGATGTTGCTAACTCAGGATATGCTAATCCAGTGACTGATAAAGTTAGGATTATAAGTGGTAGTGAGTATGGTACTCAATTATTACCTAATAAGAGTATTGAGTTACAACCAACAATTCCATTAACTAAAGATATTCATATACTTGATGCGAGTTTATCTCCACAAGACGAGATTGATAGAGCTATCATTGCTCAATTTGGTTCTACTTATGATTTAGACAGTTTTATAGGCAATCCAGCTACAGGATCATATAGTGGTATAAGACCTTTACAAGCTGATTTCTTTAAGAAATTTGTCAACAAATATGATTATAAAGATTATATTCGTTTAATTAGTTTTTTCCATAATTCATTATTTAGAACACTAAAAGATTTCACACCAGGTAGAACTAATTTATCTACAGGTATTGTTATCAAACCACACTTACTTGAAAGACCAGTTGTATTAAGACCAGAACCTCAATTTACTTATATTGATTATAGTCAATCTATTGATACAGCTTTTATTAGTGCTAGTAATGGTGGTGATTATAGTCAATCACTATATCCTATAACAATTCCAGGTAAACTAGGTGATGTTACATTTACATCAGATGCTAGAGATTTTTTCACAGGTGAGTTACCAAGTAGTTCTTTACAAGTAACTATTACTCAATCAAATCCATTCACTGTATTTAATGTTGAAAATACTTGCTCATACTCTGAGTCAATATGGTATCATAATTATTATCCTTTATTAAATAATGTGTCTGGGTCTAGAGACTCTTACATATTAAAAAGAATTGACTATATAACTAGCGGAAGTAGATTAGTTGAAGTATTATCTACAGCATCAATTCAAGACTTTACTTATAATTACCAACGTCACGCTAGACCAAGATATTTTGGTTCTCAAACAAATAGTTTAGAATATAATTTCTTTAATACTAATGATAACAATTATTGGATTGGTGGTGTTGGACCACTTGGAAGAAGTGCTGCCATAGATAAGAACACAATTAAATTTGCTTACTTTAATGAGGCTGTATCTACTGGTTCTCAAACTATAGCTGCTCCTGAGCGTACTAATATCTATTTAAAATATTTAATTGACGCTTCAGGATCACTTACAGAATTAACTCAACGTGATTATTTAACTACTAGAAATAATGAGTTTTGGAATTTATACCAAGTTCAAAACACATTTAAAGGAGCGGATGCTTATCAAACTAGTGGATCAGTAAATATATCTTTATTTGATAATCAGAATCCATCACAACAAAAATCATTAGAGGGTAATAAAATAGTTTGGGCTAGTGGATTTAAATTTTATCCATTAGCTTGGAGAATAGCTAATTTACAACAAAACTATTTCATTCCAGCTGGTTTATCAACTAATGCTATTTATAACACTAGTAATTACACTCGTACTGTGGATACTAGAATAATAATACATTTATTTTGGTCTGAGATTAGTATATTTGGTAATGTTACTTGGACAAGCCCAGGTGGACAAAATTTACCTTTTGATGTTATAGTAACACTTAAAATTAGAGTATTTCTTGGTAACCCAAGTTATACTGATTGTCTCATTCCAGCCAAAAAACCAGATGGTTCTCCAAACACTATTGGATCATATAGACATGATAGAGGATTAGCTATTGTTAATGGTGTAGATATTGTTAGTGTACGTCCAGCATCAGGTGTTGATCCAGGATTTGTTTATACAGCAAATGATCCACTAGCTAACTCACATTTAACAGTGAATTCAGCTGATAAAAGAATAGTTTCATGTTCAGCTAAAATGACTGAAATTTACAACATTGGATTCTATTCAGGAAGTTCTTTAACTTCAAACTCAGCATCAATAGATGCTTTATTAAAACAATATAATACTTACACACCAACAGAATATCCATTTGCTTTATCTCCTGGTGATATTGTAAGATTTGATGGTGAAAAAACAGCGACATCCCCAACATCTTTATTTAAGCCAGAAAACGAATATGTTATTATTAATGTAAATTCAACTGGTAGTCCTATAACATTTACTTTAGATAGGGTGGTTAATGATGCTGTCACAGCTAGTACTCCTTATAGAGTAGAGCGATATGTTTTCTCAAAGAAGGTGGAAGATGAAACAAATATCATTATCATCCATACTAAGAAACCTGGACAAACATCAGGTGGAATTATTAAAAATGTTAATTTAAGTCTTGATATAGACCAACAATTAGCAAATATTGTTAGTAACTTAAAGAACAAGATATTTAGTACAGTTCTTGTTCCATAATATATTTATATAAAACAACATATTTAAAATGGCGTATTTAAATAACCAATATGTAACAATTGACGCGGTCTTAACAAAAAAAGGCCGTGAGTTATTGGCTCGTAATGACGGGTCATTTCAAGTAACACAATTTGCATTAGCTGATGATGAGATTGATTATACTTTATACAACCCTAATCATCCTTCGGGTTCTGCTTTCTTTGGTGAGGCTATTGAGGCGATGCCGCTTTTGGAAGCTTTCACTGATGAAACACAAATGATGAAGTACAAATTAGTAACTTTACCTCGTGGTACTTCTAAACTACCAGTTCTTAACCTTGGATATACAGCTATTTCATTACGTCAAGCTGCTTCTATCAACATTACTCCTCAAACATTAAATTACTTAGGTGCTGTTTCAACATTTGAACCATCTGGTTATTTAATGACTATTGGAGATTCAAGATATGTTAGCACATTTAGAGGTACTGGTATTGATACAACTGGATTAAATCTTACAAATCCAACACCAAACTCAAGTGGAGCTAGTTTATCAGCAAGTCAAATTGGTACTACATTTACTATTGTAGCTACTACTTTAAATACTTTATATCCAACAAATTCAGTAGCTGGAGCTACTATCACAACTACAATAACAGCTATTGGTAGAGATAGTGGTGCTAGAATTACTATACCTTTAACCGTAATTAAAACCTAATTAATATATGTCTTTTGGAGCATACCAACCTGAAGATCAGGTACTAAGTTCAGACGCTTTAGTAGCACCAATGTGGAGTGGAGATGTCACTACAATAAATACCTTTTACAGTTATTCATTACAAGAACAAAACACCCCATCAGGTAAATTTTTCTTAGACATTTATAAAGATAATGTCAATTTACCAGCTAGTGCTAGTGCGCAGCCTCAATTCTCAATCGCTTATGGACATATAAGTGGTTCAGGATCAGCTTACTTTAACCCACTTGTTCCTGATAAAACACCTACAAGAGACGTTTATGGTCAATTTAGGTCTTTAATTTATGGAGATGAAAACACATCATTTCAATTTGGTGGTTCATCTTATGTTTCATCAGATATCATTGTACTCTCTGTTAGCAGAGCTCAATTTAAAGAATCATTCAATCCTGGTTCTTTCTTCTTACATATTTCAAGTGGTAGTAACTCAATTGGTTTAGTAGATGATTCTACTGTAACAACTACATCAACTTATGTTGGTACATCTCGTGTTTACCAATTATTAAGTGGTTCTATTAATACTAGCACAAACGTATCAGTACCATCTTCTTCTAACTACACAGTTAGTGGATCTTATGGTATTATGATTCCTGATGAAGGATTAGTAATTTTAAATCCTCGAGCTTTAGCTTTATCACCAGGTGCTTTAGGTGGTATTGGATTATTAGTATATTCAGGTAGTTCAGCTGATACAGCTGCAACTTTCTCAGCTCAAGGTATAACATATAATGTTAATAACAGAATGTTATATAACATGATTAATTTGAATCCAACATTCAGTTTACAAAATTATGAAACTGTTTCATCACGTTATTTCTTTACACGTGTTAAAAATGCTGATTTCAATTACACATCAAATCCAACTATAATTGATTCTAATGGTAATTTGTTATATACTCAAATGATTTATAACCCACAGACATATATTACAACTGTTGGATTATATAACACTACAGGTGATTTATTAGCTGTAGCTAAATTAAACAAACCATTAGTAAAGGATTTCACTAAAGAATTATTAGTAAGAGTTAAATTAGACTTCTAATGTTACGCCCATGTCAGCAAACACTTTTAAAAGACTTAATGTATCTGATACTTTTGTAGTACCATATACAGCGAATAAAAGCTGGGATATAGACTCAAGTTCATTTGCTGATCAACGTATTGTAATTAATGTAGGAACTAAATATACAGGAACTTTTGATCCTGAAACAGAGTATTTTACTAATAGTCAATATGATCGATTAGTTTATGAGTCTACTAATTTCACTTATTACCCAACATTTTTTTCTAAAGTAGTAAGTACATCTTCACTACAAAACACTGTGTATAATGATGGTACTTTAAGTACATCATCATATTGGAAAGGCATTAACGCTTACAATCCAGGTAATTTAGATACTGTTAAATTTTTTCCAACAGGAAATGGTGATACTATTTATGTAATAAACATCCCTAAAACACTAACTGGAGATAGTATATTACCAACAACATTTGAATTAACTTTTATTAGTGCTTCATCAACATGTAAATTATATGATGATGGAAATTATAATTTATTATATAGTGGAAGTAATATAAGTTCTTCTATTAACACTGTATTGTCTCAAAGTTCATATGTTGGAAATGTGTTTTATGAGCAAAACGTAGCTATTGTAACTGTTATACCTAACAGTGTAAGAGCAACAGCTTGGAGAGGAGGTAGTTATACTTGTTCTGTTTTAGGAATTATAACATATACAACTCTTGAGTTATATTACTTAGATAACGGAGCATCTACAGGTGTCACTAAATCTAATAATATTGGAGATCCTGATTATATAGCTCCAGCTTTAAATTTAACACTTTGTCCATTACCATCAGCTACACCTAGTGTAACACCAACAATTAGTGTCACACCAAGTATTTCTGTAACACCAACTGTAACACCAACTGTTACTCCTTCAGTTACACCTAGTATTAGTGTGACACCAAGTATTACACCATCAATAAGTGTATCACCATCATCAACTCCATCAATTAGTGTAACACCAAGTATTTCAGTAAGTATATCTGTAACACCTAGTGTAACACCTTCTACAACACCAAGCTTTGCTCCAGTTGTAATTAATGCTCAAGCTTATACTCAACCTTGTATAGGAGGAAGTTGTGATGATTATTTAGGATGGTATATTGTATTAGATCAAAATGTATTAGTTGACACATATTATAGTTTAAATATTGATTTATATCAATCAGGAATATATACTTACACATATACAGCAGGTGGTATAATCCCAGCTGGAACTAATTTACATAATAGTGATCCATGTTTAGGAGGAGGTGCTTATATAGGATGTAATTATTCAGTAAATAGTGTTTGTGTAGCTACAATTGATGCACCAGTTAATGATTCAACTTTTGGTTGTTAAAAAATGAATAGTAGAACAATAAATATTAACCTTACAAATGTAAAATTCAAAAACAGTATTGTTATTTATGAGAATTTTATAAAATGTACTATAAAAGATTATGAGATGAATTTATCTTATAATCCAACATTATTATCAGGTTCTCAAGCTGTATTAACACCATACAGTTCATCTAATAGTGGATCAATATTTTATATTCCAGCTGAGGCAAATTATGGTACATTAAAAGATTTTGTAACAGGTTCTATTTCAGGTTCAGATTTTTCACCATATGTCACTATGGTTGGTTTATATAATGATTCTAATGATTTATTAGCTATTGGTAAAATGGCTGCTCCAATGCCTTTATCATCTAACACTGACCAAACATTTTTAATTAAGTGGGATACTAAATGGTCTCCTAAACCATATTTCACTCCTTCTGTTACACCATCATTTTCTCCTTCTTTAACACCATCAACAACACCTAGTATTAGTGTAACTCCAAGTGTTACACCATCAATTAGTATAACAGCTACACCTAGTGTAACTCCTTCTGTTACACCATCAATTAGTATATCTCCTAGTTCAACACCAGCTACTAGTGTTACTCCTTCTGTCACACCAACTATTAGTGTGACTCCTTCTATCACACCTAGTATTAGTGTAACTCCATCACCAGAATCTTCTACATTAGCTGTTTACGCTAGATGGTTTGATGGTACAGCTGAATTGCAATATTCAATAAATGGAGGTAGTCCAGTTTCATTAGGTATTATAAGTAGTTTAACTTGTGCTTTTGTTGACACTATAACAGGTTTAGTACCAGGTGATCAAGTAGTATTTACAACTCCTTTAACTCAAACTATAGCTGGTAGTCCTTCAAGTCCATGTCCTACAACAGGATTTGGATGTAATTACACTGTTAATATTAGTGGGGGAGCCAATTATGTTTACTTAACTTTAGATGGAACAAACTCTTGTTAATATTTATATAAAACAATGTTATGAAATGGAACTACTGGGATAAATTAAATCCCGAAGACTACATCGGTTTTGTTTACAAAATCACTAATTTAACAGACAGTAGATTTTATATTGGTAAGAAGTATTTTTGGTATAACAAAAAGAAAAAACTAACCAAAAAACAATTAGCTGAATTACCTGTCACTCCAGGTCGCAAACCAACACATGAAGTTATTCGTGTTGAAAGTGACTGGAAAACATATTGGGGTTCATCAAAAGAATTACTCAATGATGTTAATGAACTAAGTCCAATGTTTTTTGAGTGTATGATACTTATGCCTTGCAAAACCAAAAAACAACTCACATACTATGAAATGCATTATCAATGTAAGTATGAGTGTTTAATCCCAGGAACTAACAGTTACAACGATAATATATTAGGTAAGTTCTTCACTAAAGACTTGGCCTAATAAAATAATCTTATTATATTATTGGTTATGATCAATGCGGCTCTACTGCATACTGTAAATAGTGTACTAGGTAAAGGAAAAGAAACAAGTAGTAATAACTACGCGTACAAGTGTCCTTTTTGCAACCATCATAAGCCAAAACTAGAAGTAAACATGGTGCCTAACATGAAAGGAGAAAATCCATGGCATTGTTGGGTGTGTAATAAAAAAGGAAGAACACTGATTGGTTTATTTAAGAAAATAAAAGTTATTCCTGAGAAGTTAGCTGAGTTAAGATCAATACTTGGTTATACACAAAAAGAAGAAACTGTTAGTGATAAAACTAAAGTTGAATTACCTAAAGAATATAAACCACTAATTAATATAGCCCGCACTGATATTATGGCTAAACACGTTTTAGCATATTTAAAAAAACGAGGTATTAATAAGTCAGATATACTTAAGTATAATATAGGCTATTGTGAAGAAGGCAGGTATGAGGGAAGAGTTATAATACCATCATATGATGCTAATGGTGACTTAAATTATTTCATAGCCAGAGATATTAATCCTGACTCAAAGAAAAAATATGATGCTCCTAAATGTAACAAAAATGAAATTATAGGACTAGAGTATTTTATTAATTGGAATGTACCTGTCATATTGTGTGAAGGTATTTTTGATGCTATTGCTATTAAACGTAACGCAGTACCATTATTAGGTAAAACAATACCTACAGCATTAATGATGAAATTAGTTCAAAACAATGTAAAAACAGTATATGTGTCTTTAGATAAGGACGCTTTAAAAGACGCTCTAAGATATGCCGAAGATCTCCTCAACTTAGGTAAAGACGTTTACCTGGTTGATTTACAAGATAAAGATCCATCAGAAATGGGCTTCGAAAAATTCACCAAATTAGTTCATGAAGCCGAGCAATTATCTCTAGGTGAACTAATATACAAAAAGCTAGAATTAGCATGATTGATAGAAACGTCAACATCATTAAAGACCCAAAAATCAAACGCATTGTAGAATACAATGAGGAAGATAGGCAAATAAATGTATTAGACTCTCGTTTTTATAGACGTGGAGAAGAATATTATCCATCAGTGACATCAGTATTAAATTATTTTCCTAAAAATCAATTTTTTCATAACTGGTTAAAAGATGTAGGACATAATAGTGATATTATTGCCTCTAAAGCAGCAGCTGAAGGTACTCAAGTACACACAGCTATTGATCGTTTTTTAAATGGAGAAGAAATTAATTGGTTAGATGAAAATGGTAGAGCAGAATATAGTATGGATGTATGGAAAATGATTCTTAAGTTTGCTGACTTTTGGAACACTTACAAACCAGAACTTATAGTAGGTGAATATCATTTATTTTCTGATGAGCATAAGTATGCTGGTACAGCTGACTTAATTGTTAGGATGGATAAAAAGTTATGGTTATTAGATATTAAAACATCTAATTCACTTCATACATCATATGACTTACAATTAGCTGCTTACTCTAAAGCATGGAATGAAACACATACTGACAAAATAGAGGAAACAGGTATTTTATGGTTAAAAGCTAATACACGTAGTGAAGGTAAAAAAGATAAAATACAAGGTAAAGGATGGGAATTAAAAGTAATAAGTGATATTGATACTAACTTTAAGATGTTCATGAATATATACGAGATATATAAACTTGAAAATCCTAACTTTAAGCCATCAACTGAGACATTACCTACATCAGTTAAAGTTTCTTTTTAATATTTATTTATGTGAACCGCAATTTAACAATAGTAATTCCCTGTAAAAATGAAGGCAAAGGAATAATAGACGTTGTTAAGTTATTATTAGAACAAACAGATTATAAAATAGTAATAGCAGACTCTTCAGATGATGAAGGGTCTGTTTTATTGTTACGTAAATACACTTCAATATATCCAAATATACAAATTGTTAAAGGTGGATTACCATCAGTTGCTCGTAATAATGGCGCTAAATTAGTGACAACACCTTATGTATTATTTTTAGATGCTGACACCTATGTTTTTGATCATTATTTAATAGAAGATTGTTATAGAACAGCTGTAAAAGGTAAATATGATTTAGTTACTTGTAAATTTAAAACAGATACTTCTTATAATTGGGTATTTCGTATTTTTGATGTTGTACAATGGTTTAGTTCTTTAACTAAACCTTTTGCTTTAGGTGGTTTTATGTTATTTAAAACAGAAACATTTAATAAATTAGGAGGATTCAATGAAGAAGATAAAGTTGCAGAAGACTACAGACTCAGCTCGAAAATTAAACCTAAAAAGTTTAAGGTGTTTAATGGTTATGTATATACTCCAAGTAGAAGATTTGATAAAAAAGGTGTATGGTATATGATTAAATTAATGTGGAAATCTTGGATTAATAGAAATAATGATGAATTCTTTAAAAATGATCAAAATTATTGGAATGAAAAAGAAAATTAAATTTGAATTAATACTTGTTTTAACTTTTTTAGGAATGACATTATTAACTCTTTTAGTTTGCTAATATGAAATACCAAGTAATAATTGTATCTGATTTACATTTAGGTACTAAAGATAGTAAAGCAGAAGAATTTATTGAATTTATAGAAAATCATCCTACTGAGCTATTAATATTAAATGGTGATATTATTGATGGTTGGGCATTAAATAGAGGTGCTAAATGGAAAAAATACCATACTAAAGTTATTTCTAAATT